CGAGGTGGAACGGCATGTTGCCAGCATCGTGAGGGTGAGAAGCAATGATTGATATGAAGCTGGTCCAGCAGCAGTACGATGGCCTACAAGGATTTCACGATTCGCTGTCGAGCAGTCTCAGTGTGCTGATGTCTTTGGAGGACCTGGACCTTAGCGGGGTGGCCGCTGATGGGCCGGAGGGTCCTGTCGATCTGAATGATTGCTGGCTCGCGTTGGTGGCTATGCACCTGGAGCTGATGACCGAGCTGGTCGATTATCTGTCGCGGGCCGGTTTGAGAGAAGTAAAATGAGCGCGAGCGACACGCAGGTCGGCGGTGATCACTATCGGCTGCGTGCCATCCAACCCTGGGACGTCATAGAAGAATACGACCTCGACTTTTTCGAGGGCAATGTAATCAAGTATCTTCTCAGATCCAAGGGTGACCGGAAAACGGATCTCTTGAAGGCCGCGCACTATCTGCAAAAGAAAATCGAGTTGCTCGAAGCGGATTGAATGTGGGGAGCGTTTTGTTAGCAGCGCGTGCTAGAATTAGCCGCCCGCCCTGCAGTCCCCGCATGGCAAGCCTCAGCAGCTAAGTGGGGTGGGCGGGCACTTGACACGAGGCCCGCCCCCCGTAGAATGCGTTCTCAAGGTTAGCCGATACCCCTGGCAACAGGCCCGGCAACGACCTTACCGATGTAGCGGCAACGCCCCGCAGCCGTGAAAGTCTGGCCCCGCAAGGACCCCCCAGATGGAAACAGCAATGCGGCCACCCGAAGCCTGATGCACCAAACTTCGTTAGTACATAGGAGATTGGAATCATGGCGGACAACGCCCCACAGATCCAATATCGCCAGGAGTACATCCACGGGTTCGAGCAGCGGCAGTCCCTGTTGCGTGATGCGGTTACGACCGAAGCGCAATTCAAGGGCAACCAAGCGACGTTCCTGGTAGCTGACTCTGGCGGTGCGACCGCAGTGACACGCGGTCTGGACGGTGACATCACCGCCCGAGCGGACAACAACACCCAGTTGACCGCAACCCTGACTGAGAACCATGACCTGGTTCGCAAGTCCGGTTTCAATGTTTTCGAGTCGCAGGGAGACCAGCGGCGCATCATGCAGATGACCTCGATGGGCGTAATCAATCGCACTATCGACGATGACATCATCACCGCCCTGAACACGGGCACGGTGACGATGAACTCCGGCGCAGGCGTGCCTGCGAACCTGGACCTGGTCACGCGTGCGAAAACCATTCTTGGCGTAGCAGAGGTGCCGTTTGACGGCCAGATCTGTGCGCTTATTTCTCCGGCCTTTGAGGCGTACATCAACCAGGTGAAAGAGTTTGGCAACAGTGACTATGTCACCAAGAAGCCGCTCGAATCTGGCGAGATGGACTGGAGCGACCTGCCCGGCTACTACATGTGGATGGGCATTAAGTGGATCGTTCACCCCAACGTGCCGGGCGTCGGGACCAGTGCAGAGAAGTGCTTCATGTTCCACAAGAACGCCATTGGCCACGCGGCCAACGTGGCGGGAATTGACGCACGCGTTGGTTACGATGAAGAGCAAGACCGCTCATGGGCAAGAACCACCATCTACATGGGCTCCAAGCTGCTGCAGAACAGCGGCGTGGTAGTCATGGACCATGATGGCTCGGCTCTGACGGCGGACTAAGGAGGTATTGTTAATGGCTTATTCAACTGCTAGTCCTCCGACTCTGGTGAACTCAGGCCCTGGGCAGAAGATCTGGATGTACACATCCACTGATGACGTGGCTACGGTCACGGCAGCCGACTACTTCTCCAACGGTGACGATCTGGGTATGAATGTTGGCGACTTTGTCGTCATCTTCGACTCAAGCGCGCCTGATGGGGGAGTCGCCTTCGTGACGGCAGTCACGTCTGGCGGCGCGGCTACGGCCCTGGAGTCTCAGGCAGTAACCTCTTAGGTTGGTTGCCTGATGTGGACGGTGGGCTCTATTATGGGCCCACCGTTTCCTATTTTACGGAGTCCTCATGGCAGAAGCTGCCCAGACCCAAGAAGTCCAGACCGAATCTGCACTGGAAGCAGTGCGTAGTCCCGCGTCTCCTCTTGTACGCTCTCGCCTGACACATGCTCGGGCGGCCCGTCTACACCACGTTGCTACTGTTGGCCCCGAAGTTGTCAGAGAAGACCTGACCGACCCGGCCTTCTGGAAGCTGGTGGCCAACGTCATCAATCCCTGTGACCGCATCGACGTCTACGCGGAGAACATGACCTGGTTCGCCGAGATGATCGTGCTGGGCACGGGCGACTTGTGGGTCAACGCCCAGATCCTGAGCTTCCATAACCTGGAGGTTAATGAGATTGTGGACGTGAGCGAGTACGAGGTTAAGTGGGGCAACCCCACCACGAAGTGGGGCATCTATCGCCTGAGCGATAGCGAGCGCATCTTCTCCGGGCTTGGTAGTAGGGCAGAGGCTGAACGGGATTTGAAGGACTACGTCGCTGCATTGCGGAGGTAACCTTTGGCCACATCAAGGCTCAAGCTGTACAACCAGGCCTTGCTGTTACTCGGAGAGCGATCCCTCTCCGCCCTGACCGATAACAACGAGCACCGACGTTCGTTGGATACCGCATGGGACAGCGGCGACATTGTGGACCGCTGGCTATCGGACGGCCTGTGGAACTTCGCGATTCGCACCACCGAGCGCAACTACGACGCCGGCATTGACCCGGACTTCGGCTACACGCACGGGTTCATCAAGCCCTCTGACTGGATACGCACTGCAGGCGTGGCGTCCGACCCCTACTTCAACGCGCCGCTCACCCGGTACGAGGATGAGCGGGGCCGGTGGTATTCCGACCTGCAGGTCATTTACGTGAGCTACGTGTCCAACGACTCGTCATACGGCAACGACCTCGCTTTGTGGCCGGAGAAGTTCACAGCCTTCTGTGAGCACGACCTGGCCTGGCGCATTCGGGCAAGGGCCACCTCGCTGTCTGATGAGGCCGAGAGGCGGCTGTTTCAGGCCCGGGACCTGGCTCTGCGCGAGGCCCGCTCAAGCGACGCCATGAACGAGCCCGCCCGGTTTCCGCCCCACGGGTCCTGGTCACGCTCTCGCGGACCCAGGGTCTGACTATGGAGGAGTGGCGTCCCATAGAGGGCTACGAGGGGATCTACGAGGTCTCTTCGCAGGGGAGGGTCCGGTCTCTTGATAGGTTGGTTCCCAACCGGGGGTTGCTCCACAAGCGACGAGGAAAGGTTAGGGGTGCCTACCCAACCGGCAAGGGATACCTCCGACTGGAGCTGTGTGCCGGCGGCGTTAGAGCGTTTGCCAGCGTCCACCGTCTAGTGGCGACTGCCTTCGTTCCTCGCAAGCCAGGCAAGGATTACGTTAATCACCTCAACGGGGTGAAGACTGACAACCGGCCCGAGAACCTTGAGTGGTGTACGGACGCTGAGAACCAGGAGCACGCTAGGCGAGCGTTGGGACAGGATACCCGACGCCCGGTTATAGCAACCGCTCCTGGGCGTAGTCCGTTGGTGTTCGCGTCTGCTTCCGAGGCAGGAAGGAATGGCTTCCGGCGAGCGAGCGTGGTTTCTGCGGCAAGAGGCCGGCTGAAGACCCACGGAGGGTATAGCTGGGCATACGCCGATGCCTCGTGACACCAGCCAGTTACTTACCTTTAACCGGGGGCTCGTATCTCCTCTGGCCTTGGCCAGGACGGACCTGGACAGGGTAGCACTGTCAGCCGAGACTCAGACCAACTGGATGCCCCGTGTCTTCGGACCCATGATGCTACGCCCTGGGCTGGAGTACATATCGACTCTCTCGGGCCAGGCGTTCCTCGTGCCTTTCGTCTTCGCCACCAACGACTTGGCCCTGGTGGAGTTCAGGAACGTCCTGATGACCGTCCATGTGGACGAGGCAGTGATTACGCGCACAGCCCGCTCCACCACGATCACCAACGGCACCTTCGATTCTGACATCACTACCGGCTGGACAGACAATGACGAGGGCACAGCGTCCTCGGCCCACGTAGCGGGCGGCTACATGGGACTGACCGGCACCGGTACAGACGCCGCCAAGCAGACCCAGCAGTTGACGGTGGCCGCTGCTGACCAGAACACCGAGCACGGCATCAAGATTATCATCCAGCAGGGCCCCGTCACTGTGAGGATGGGTTCCACAGAAGACGACGATGACTTGTTTTCCGGGGAGCTGGGAACTGGCGAGCACTCTCTGGCAGTGACCCCCACAGGTGCCAGCATCTGGGTGGAGTTTTCCAACCGGGACCGATGGCAGAAGCTGGTGGACTCCATCGCGATGGAAGGCAGCGGAGCGATCTCCCTGACCAGCCCCTACGCTGAGGCGGACCTGGAGAAGATCCGCTACGACCAGTCGGCGGACGTGATTTACCTGGCCTGCGAGGGCTACCACCAATACAAGATTGAGCGCCGTGCCACGCGCACTTGGTCGCTGGTGAAGTACGAGCCGCTTGACGGCCCCTTCCGCCCGGAGAACACAGGCGACATCACCATCTCTGCTTCTGCGATTCAGGGTGAGGTGACCCTGACGGCGTCGAGGCCCTTGTTCAAGTCGGGCCATGCCGGCGCACTGTTTCGCATCGAGTCCGTTGGACAGATTGTCACGGCCAACCTGGGTGCCCTGAACGCGGCCACCGACGAGATCCGCGTCACGGGCGTGGAGAACACGCGCCGCTTCATCGTACAGATCTCGGGCACCTTTGTAGGCACGGTTACCCTGCAGCGTTCCGTGGTTGAGCCTGGATCATGGGTGGACGTGCAGTCCTGGACCGGGGCGACCTCGCTCACCTACGACGATGGCCTGGACAACCAGATCACCTACTACCGTTTGCAGATGACTGCGTACACGTCTGGCACAGCCGCTGCCACCTTAACCTACAACGGTGGCTCGATCATAGGCATCACAAAGATCCGCACGGTGACCAACGAGACCACGGTCACCGCATCCGTAATCAAGAACCTTGGCGGCACCGAAGCCTCGGCCCTGTGGGCTGAAGGATTCTGGAGCACCTATCGCGGCTTCCCCTCCGCAGTGGCCCTCTATGAGGGCAGGACCTGGTGGGCC